TACACTGACTTGATCTCCGGCGAGACGGGCGGGTTTGCGCCGATATCGTTCGGAGTAAGGGGAGTGAGCGGAATCCGGTTGACGATCATAAGAAGCGTATCCCTTACCTTCCTCAAGATCGCGCTCGTATTCGGTTCGTCCAAAAGGGTTTCGTTGACTGTAATCTCCGTATCCGCTACTGCGGTCGCGGTGAAATAGCCATTGTTGCCGACCGTGCCGCTGACCTGGAACGAATCCCCAATAGCAAAGTGGGTTGTGAAGGTCGCACCTGGTTTGATAATCTTCTTGATCGCTGCCGAAAAGGAGATATCGGCAGATCCGATCACTTCTCCCACGGTGTCGAATTTCGGGTAGACCGATAAATAGGTCGAGGCTGCGTCGAGCGCATACTCCCTCGGAGTGCCAGTCGTTGCCTGCCAGTTGTAAAGCGTCTGGTCGAGTTTGCTTTCCGATGTCTTGGTCAACGGCCTTCCCCAGTTTCCACCGCTGGCAAGGCGGGCACTCTTCACGTTGACGATTCGATCATCGAGGGTATAGAGGCCCACATTGCTCAGGAGTTTGAGCTGGGTCAGAGACGCCGTTGTCTGGTCGGTGATGATCCAGGCATCCCGGCAGAGTTCATTAATGGCCTCGTTCAGGCAAAAGACGAGCTCCGTGTCGCTCCAGAGGTAAGGCTCTTTGGCATCATCGAGGATAGATTCCCGCTCCAGGCCGATGATCTCGGTGACATTCATATCCGCCCCTATGAAAAAGGGTCCCAGTTTTCACCGGGACCCGGTCGATCAGACCTGGTAAATCGCCCGGAGGACCTTGGTGCCATCCCCTACAGCGGTAATGCAATTCTTGGCCAAAACGTTGGTGTCGACCGCTACCGTCGGAGCATTGACGAGCGCCGTATCAAAGCCCACGAGGAGAATGTCTGCGGCGGCGGGCAGCTTGTCTGGAATTCCGATCTTGTCGCCAAAGCCGATGACGATGGTATCCGGACCTGTCCCGCCCTGTGTCCATCCCGAACCGACGATGGACGTGATCTCTTTGAAGCACTTCGTCGATTCGACCGTTACACCGGCGTCAGGGGTGAGCACTTCGGAGATCACCTTTCCGTCGATATCCTTTCCTGTAATGGTGAGGATTCCATTGGTATCCTCAACGTCTACCGCTGTCTGCGCGGTTGTGACGCTGTGAGCCAGGCCATCACCCGGAGCGGTGTTGGCAAGGGTATAGGTCTTATTCCCCATGACGACCGAGGTCACGTAGCGGTTCGCAACCTTGGCCGCAGGAGTGACCACAAACATTTTGAGAACTTTGTGAAGCTTTAGAAGTTTGCCCGCCCTGATTCCCTTGGTGACGATAAGCTCGGCAACCGACCAATTTTCTCTTCGTGCCATTGTTTTTCTCCTTTCCCGCCTTTTTTACCTGCCTGCCGAAGCCTCGGCGCAGGCAGGCGAGTCGGCCTTCTCGAATGAGGAGAAGGTCTCCCGGTTTTAACCGGGAGACCGATTGTTATGAATCGATATCTACGACCTCTGCCGTCACATCGATCACGGCGGCATCGAGGTCCGCGTTCGCGTCGAAATAGAGGTAACCGTCGGAGGTATATTTCTGTCCTCCTGCCGTGACACCGGCATCGGTTCCGCCGACTCCCCTCGTCCTGGTTCCTGCAACGGCATTGGCATCGCCGTTGCCTTCAAACTCCGATCCTCCGGCAGCAATCCCGATGGTGAAGGTTGCCGCTCCGCCCTCCGGGGTGACGATCTTGGTATGGACGTTCTTCACTTCCCATCCGGCCTTGATCGGGAAAACCTTGGCCGAATCCGCGTTCAGAAGGGGAGTAGTTGCGAAATCCAGCCTGTTTTTCATGAGAAAACTCTTGTGCACTCCATCCGTAGGAGCGACACGGGCTGCTGAATTGGTATAGTCTTTCTCGGCCATGATGATTCCTCCTTCTAAAGAGAGATCCCTGCCTCAAAGGAGGCAGGGAGACAGGTTTAGACCAGCATCGGCTTAGCGTAGAGAACACCCAGGGCCTCGGGTTTGATGACCTTGTAGCCATAGACATGAAGCCCTTTGACGAACTTCCCGAAGGTCGTTTCCGGGTGCTCGATATAGTCCAGGTCGGTGAACTGGGAAGCGAAGGTCAGTCCCAGGGGATGACCGAAGATCATGTCCCAGCAGTTTCCGCCGTCGTTTGTTTTGGGAAGAAGGTTGCTGGAATAGAGGGTGAAGCGGTCGATCATGCCGATCCTTCCATTACGGAGAGTCGATTTTCCGTCTCCCATCATGGAGGCGTCCTTGATGTCGCTGGCTTTCAGGAGAACTGCGGCCAAAGAGGGGATGATCATGAACCGGCCGGTCTCAGGCATGTTCTGTTCGTCGAGGATTCCACCGGCGTAAAGGATGTACTTGATGATATTGGCCTCAGTCAGCTCGACCGGCGTTCCGGGAACGCCCATGTTATAGGTCGCACAGATCCGGCCTGCGGTAGCCCCTTTATTGGCGGCTGCCACCTGAGCCTTGACTGCAGCCAGGACCTCGGTATCGATGACGATCTTTTCCTGCTCCGTGGCATCCTCGGCCCACTGGTCCATGAGCTCGATATCGGACTGGTACTTGTCCACGTCATCGATGCCGTAGTACCAGTAGTTGCCCTGGTCGATGACCATTTCGATTGCGGGCGATTCGATCCGCTCGTAATCGATCTTCATTCCCTTGAAATACTTCTTGATCGTGACGGAGCCGCGGGTCCGGATGTAGACCTTGTCGCCCTGGTTCTTGATCTCTCCCTCATAATCGGTGTTGCTGATCTGAGGGAGGACGGTAGCGTCATAGAATTTAACGAGAAGTTTTCCTGACCAAATCTCCTACATAGCTTCTGCTATGCTGGACTGTCGCATCATCCGCTCAATTTGAGCCGATGCCCTCTCACTCAGTCTCTGCGGGTCGGCTTTCATGGCTTTCAGTTCTTCGTGAGCGAAGCGTCTTGCCTCTTCGGGGACGTGCTTCCCACCACAGTGATCGAGCCACCAAATCGCAAGCCGGGCCTGCTCTTTCTTGATCGCCAGGTGGTTCACTACATTCTGAAGAAACTTGCGAAGAGACGTTGCACCCGTAAGAATCCATGTATGAGCCTGTTGCCAGTTGCCCGTTGGCTCTTTGCCTGAATCCTTCGATCCCCCGAAATTGGCAAGAAAGTTAGGAATCATCATCTCTCCCGCCTTCCCGGAAAGGGTAATCCGCAGGCGTGGACGGCAGTAGAAAACGCCATCTCTTTTGTCAACGTGCGCCTGCATATCAATGCAACCTTCTCCATCTACAAGTCCTGCCATGTACTTCCAACTCAGCCGCTTCATGGATCAACCGAACTGCGCTGTTTGGGTTTTGCCGTTCCCTCTGGTTCCTTTTGGTTCCAGTTATTCAGAGAGGGTTTTACATCCCCAAGTTAAAGGTTAGGGATAAACTTACTCGCACCTGATGCTGAATAATCCGGATGTCCGGATACTCTTGCGAGTCCCATGGTTGGTTACCTCCTTGTGTCATCCTCCACGGATCCCCCGGATCAAGCGGACTTCTTCCTTCTTCATGTCGGCCTCACGGCCCTTCCACTTGCCCTGGGAGACGTCGAGGTAAAATTGTTTAAGGTCTTGAGGGGTCACCTTCGCCTGGCCGTTCCCTCCGGGTGACGGTACCGGCGTCGCGTTCTGGCTTCTCGGTGGTGCAACCCTGGCTTCGACTTTCGATGGAGCCGGGGTCACGGAAGGCGTAGAGGCCGGGGTTGTGGATGGAGTGGATGAGGCGGGAGACCCATTCTTGTTCAGAAAGGCATCGAAGAAACGGATGGCCCTTCCGGCATCGAGCTTGTTATAGGCGTCCTTGAGGAGCTGCCATCTTGGAATCCCGGAGAATTCGTCCGGAAACTGGATGAATTCTGAAAACTCCGGAGAGGCCTGGACCTGTTCCCAGTTGGGATGAGCTTTGTTCAAGGCCTCGTAGAAGGATTCCTTCGTCTTTTGAACCTGCCCCTGTTCGACGGCATTGAGGCGTTGGTTGAGCTTGTCGAATTCCTCTTTGAAGAGGGTCCTGGCGATCTCTTTCGCCCTGGCCTGAACCAGGATGTCCGTGCCCTCGTAGATGTCCGGGTATTCGGTCTGAAAATATTTGACCTTGGGATCTGCCGAGAGGTCTTTGGCGGGCTCCGGCGCTGGCGCCGGTGTGGGTTCCCCGTTCGGCGTTGGTTGAGGTGTTTCCTTCTCTGCCAGGGCCGCTTCGAGACCACCCACCTTCTTGACCAGGAAAGTGACCTGGGAAGCGAGTTCCGGGACCTCTTTGTCATACTTACCCTTGAGGACTTTGTATTTCGCCTCATAGTCCTCTTCGGGAGCTTTTGCCGGTTCCGGG